AGGACGAACTCAACGACAATAAACCAAAGATACGCATCTTATGATATTTGCACCACATATATTGCAGGTTAAAAGGTTTACACCACTCCAAGAGGACGAATACGGACACCCAATCCCTAACACGGGAGGTGAAGAGTGGGTAACACTCTGTAAGTGCCGTTGTGATGACAACACCACAAATGAGTTTAACTCTCCTAATGGTGAGGTATACAGACCTAATTATCACGTAGTATGTGAGATGAATGTCGACATAAAAGCAGGTACTGAGGTAAGATGTCTTGAGGGAGAAAGCGTACGAGGAGAAGGTAAGGTTTACATTGTAAAGAATGCTAACTATTTCAATAACTCTGAATTATGGTTATAGATAGTGACTTTTCCGATGTAGACCAATTCTTTGATGACATCGAAAGAGAAGTGCAAGACGGTATGATAAAAGTTGGTGAATCCGCTATTCAGGATGCGAAAGAAAACCACACATATCAGAACCGCACGAGGAATTTGGAAAATTCCAACATGTACGAAGTCGATAAAGACGGGTTGACATTAGATAACACCGCTGATTACGCTTCCTATGTCGAGGCAAAGGGATTTGTTGTACTGAGTGACCCTGCATTGAGAGCAGAGAAGAAACTAAAAGAAATGTTTGAATGATAGTAACTACTGACATAGCAGATATTCTCTGCCGAGATTGCAAGGCGTTTGGGATAGAGATAGTTCCTTTTGGCAAGATCCTTACAGGGGAGTTGAAAGATGAACGCATTACTATCCACGTGAAAGGACAGACCCCGAGCAAGTATTGGGAGAAGTGCTTTTGTGAAGTCAATCTGTGCGTGCCCGATTTAGGGGTGAACATTGCCAACACACTTCGATTAAAGGAATTGGAGCGAAAGGCAAAAGAACTCTTCAAAAGCGTAACAGATGAGTTTGATGGAACAAAGTACAACTATGAGATAGATACTATCCNGCAAAAGAACTCCTCAAAAGCGTAACGGGCGAGTTTGACGGAACAAGATACAACTATGAGATAGATACTATCCACATTGAAGCGGACACTGCTTTGAAGTGCCATTTTATTAATTGTAGAATATTGTTTAACGCATTAAACGTAAAGTAAATATGGGAAAAATTTCAGCCGTTGGCATTAAGAAGATTTTTTATGCTGACATTTCCGTAATCAATAATGACCTCACCGCAGCAACTGCAAGTACAATCATCAAGGCTGCTAAGACTGCTAAGAATGAGGTAATGAACGTGCATGGTGAAACATGGAACATTGAAGAGAGCGAGGCTTCTGTTACTCCATACAAGAACCAACTCACGGGTCAAGCATACCGATATGACACCACTCAAGGAGAGATTACCCCTCAGTTCTTAATCGGTCAGTATGACTATGCCGCCAAAGCTGCTCTTATGGGTGGCGAAGTCGTCAAGAAGGGCGGTGCAGGCGCTGATAAAGATAACATCGTTGGTTGGAAGCGATCTACTAACAAGGTTGTCATCAAGAAGGCTCTGTTCTGTCTGACTGAAGACGATGTATGGTTCATCTTCCCTAACTGTCAGATTGTAGCACGTGAGGTAAATACCGACAAGGCTATCGCTATTGCAGTTAAGGGTCTTGTTCAGACTCCTATTGTTGATGGTGTGTCACCAGAGTATAACTTTGACGAGTCAGAGGTAAAGGCTTTGGCATAGGGTAAGGTTTCAGGATAATATCGGGGTGGAACGTGGCGAAAATACCACCTCCACCCTTTTTTATTTTCAGCATGAGTAAAGCAAGTAAATTAGTATCAGATGCAATTATAGAAGCTGATTACATCATAGTGTATGTAAACAACAAGGCATATCCCGTGCAGCCTCCAACGATTAAAAGACTCGCAGGAGCTATATCGTGTATCAGTGAGTTAGAGTTTTCAGAGGATGGCACGATAAAAGACATGCTTCTTTCTGCAAAAGATTGCGATCAATACGCTAAGGCGTTATCATGGTTCATAAAGGGAGATCCATCACTTACTGAAACATTAAGCGATGGCACATTTGAAGAAGTCGTTGACGCTCTTACATCCGTGTTAGATTTAGTAGGGATAAACCCTTTCTTGAAAGCTGTCAGTTTGACGAGGAACGCAAGCCTGCTGGCAGCAAGTCCGAAGTAGTCGGCAATAAAACCCTTTTGGGGCAAATAGCGTCATTTATAGATAGCTTGCATCTGACATATGACGAAGTGTTGAATCAGATTCCATATCGCAATCTTATGGTAATGTTACGGGACAAGCAACATGAAGTATATGGCGATGTTGTGAAGAAGATTAGCGGTAAAGAATTGGCACAAAGAAGAAAAAGACAATAAACATGGCAAAATTATCATTCCGAGTAGAAGCGGACTATGAGAAAGTCCAGCGGTTACGAGATGAGATAACGAAGTTAAAGCAGGAGATTAAAGGTGTAGATGCTATTCAAGACCCTACATCCTTTAATAAGCTGAATAGTAAATTACAACAGACTTCTAAGGAATTAGGAGATGTTACGGGTAAGATTGTGGAAGCATCCGCTGCAATGGAAACAGACTTCAAGCAGAAGATATTTGCAGCTTCGCAGGGTGTCAATGACTTCACAGAGAAGATTATTGCACAGAAGGGGGTTGTTCGGGACGTTGCCGCAGATGTTAAGCGGTTGGGCGAATCTTATCGAGAGTCGGTAAAATCATCCCCTTTAACATCTGATGCTAAACTTGCAGAATGGAAAGCAGCCAAAAAGGCTCTTGATGAAGAAAAGGCATCGTTATTTGCGCTCACACAAGAGCAGGCAACGGCAAGATTATCAGTAAAGAAACTCCGTGATGAATATGCATCATTAAGGCAGGAAGGTGGCGGAACGGCAGAAACCATGGACATGATCACGGGTAAGCTCAAGCAAATGAGCGGTATTATCCTTGGCGGTATGGGACTGAAAGAACTTGCAAGCAGGGTTATATCCGTACGTGCAGAGTTCGAGAGCATGGGAACGTCCCTTAAAGTCCTATTGGGAGGTAATGAGGAACGCCTAAACAACATCATGGGGCAAATCAAAGACTATGCCCTTGCATCACCGTTGAACACAAAAGATATGGTAGGTGCGGTACAGATGATGACATCCTTTGGTATTGAAGCTGAAAAGTCCATTGACTACCTAAAGGCGATAGGCGATATTTCCATGGGTGATTCAGGGAAATTCAATTCCCTTGCACTTGCTTTCTCACAGATGAGCAGTGCAGGAAAGCTGATGGGACAGGATTTAATGCAGATGGTTAATGCAGGCTTCAACCCACTCGAGGAGATTTCACGCAAGACGGGAAAGTCTATCGGTGAACTGAAGAACGAGATGTCAAGCGGTGCTATCACTTCCAAGATGGTTCAGGGTGCGTTTATTTCTGCAACCTCCGCAGGTGGTAAGTTCTATGGCATGGCGTCCGAGGGGGCAAAGATCCTTAAAGGTCAGCTTTCTATGTTAGGGGAGCAATTCGACCTTACATTTAACGAGATAGGCACAAAGGCTGAACCCGTTATTCTAAGTTCTGTTAAGGCAGCTACTTCCCTCGTTGAGAACTATGAGGCAATAGGAAAGGTTCTTGAAAAAGTTGTAATCGTGTATGGGGCATATCGTGCCGCGCTTGTACTCAATATGGCGTTAGAGAAAGCGCAGGCAATTCAGCGATTGGCGGCTATGCAGGGAACAACTGTATTAAGTCTTGCTGTTGATGCGCTTAAAGCTAAAACAGCCGCATTAAACGCAACGATGCTCGCTAATCCTTATGTCGCAGTTTTAACAGCTATCATGGCATTAGTTGGTGTTATGTGGACAATGCGAGATACTTCAAGCGCAGTTGCAGACGTACAAAGCAAGCTAAATGATGCTAATAATGAGGTTCAGAAATCAACATCTGAAGAAACTCGCAAACTTGACAAACTCTGTGAAATTCTTGAAACGACAAAGAAGGGTTCTGCTAGATGGAAAGCAGCTAAGGACGCTATTATCTCTCAGTATGGGCAGTATGATAGCAGACTGAGAGCGGAGATTGAACGCACTGGAACGCTTACATCAAGTTATAGTCGTTTAACTGAAGCCATTCGCAAAAGTGTAGCAGCACGCCAATTAAAGCAATTTTATGATAATAGTTCGAAGGTAGTAGAGGAAAAGAATCAAGGGATAAGACATGAAATCTACGAACAGTTAAGACAGAAATACGGAGCGCAAACGACTCGCTTCTTAATGCAGAAAGTAAATGAAGCTGCTGATGGAAACGATAAGGTTCTTAAAGAAACAATATACTATTTCAAAAACGGCAAGCGTATAGCAACGACAGCTGAGAAAATGTTACGGGGTTCTGGGTATAGTGATAGTACTCCAAAGGGGCTTCGAGGATTTGCAGAATCTTCTATAAGTGCGAGAGGTGCAGAAAGCTTAGAACAAGCCAATAATATGCTTATAAAGGTAAGACAACTCCATCGCAACAATAAAGGGTTCAACGATCGTGTGCAGCAGTTTGCCGATGAGAATGGATTGTCAAAAGAGATTGTCAATGAAACGTTGTACGGAATAAAACCTACATCGAATAACACCAGCAATACCAGCGGCAACTACAATAAAGCCGTAAGTACTGCAAAATCATCCGTCATATCTGCAAGAAAAAAACTCGCAAGGTTGAAAAAAAGCAGCAAATCTACCATTGCACAAGTAGAAGAAGCGCAAAAGGAACTTGATACAGCAAACGAAAGCTACAAGAAACTCTCTGGCAGCTCATTAGAAAGCGAGGAGAAAGCATCTGCAAAGGCAGCAAAGAGTGCCGAAAGTGCAGCTAAAAAGGCAAAAAAAGCACGTGAGAAAGCAGCAAAAGCCGCAGAGAAAGCAAAGAAAGCACGTGAAATAGCAGCAAAAAATCATCAAAAATCTTTAAATGATTTGGATAGCAAGAAAATTACCAAATCACAAGCACTGGTCGAACTCGAGAACCAAGTAGAGCAGACGCGCATTGATGCTCTCCAAAAGGGTAGCGAGAAAACTATTGCCGCTATGAAACTTGCCCATAAAAAAGAATTAGAACAGATAGATAAGCAAAAGCAAGAGTATCTGAAGAAGAAGCAAGATGAGGCAGAGGCGGAGTTCAAGGCTAATCCAAATAACAAGGATAAAACGTTCAATCGCTCCACTGTTACGCTATCTGCGTCAGAAAACGCCAAGTTTGACGAGATGCTGGCTAACATCAAGATCAAGCACGCAAACGAGAATAAGGAACTGGAGGTACAACGACTGCAAGCACTCTACGATTATCTGAAAGAGTATGGAACCGTGCAGCAACAGATGTACGCCATAGCTAAGGAATATGACGAGAAAATAGCAAAGGAAAAGGACGAAAATCGCAGGAAAATACTCGAAAAGGAAAAAGCAAGTGCGCTTGCGAAATCGAACACGGGAAACATTGCGCTTGATATAGACTGGGGAGCAACGTTCGGTGGTATCGGTGGTGTGTTAAAAGACATCGCTAAAGACACACTGAAAGAGGTTGAGCAATACATGCGTACGGCAGAATTCAAGGCGCTCTCTCCGTCTGATAAGAAAGCTTACATCGACTTACAAGAAAAGTTACGCAAGGAAGGTGTCGGTGAAGCCACGTCTCCATTTAAATTCTCTCAATGGGCGGAAATAGAAAAACAAACAAAAGCCTATCAAGACAGCGTGCGTAATTTGCAAGAAAAGACAAAAGCGCATACTAAGGCTATTGAGGATTTGGAGAAAGCCGAAAAGTTACTCACGAATGCGACTACTGACTCATCGAGGAAGATAGCGCAGGCTGCCGTTGATGCTGCAAGAGTGAAAGTTGACACCACGGCTAACGACTTGAATAACGCAAAAGAAGACAAAAATAACAAACAGGGCAACCTGACTAATAGCACAAATAAGGCTATTCAAGGTCTTAATAACTTTAGTTCTGCCTTACAGCAGATGTCTAACGGTACACTGAAAGGCTTTGCTGATGGAATTGCAAACCTAATCAGTTCTATTGCTGGGAAAGGTGGTGTTGGTGGATTAATTGGGACTATTGGCGGAAAAGCAGGCGGATTGATTGGGGCTATCTTGCAAATCATAGACGCTCTCGGCGACGATCCTGCTGGGTTCATCAAAGGTATATTAGACAAGGTTGCAAAAGTAGTAGAAACTGTTTTGCAACAAATACCTCGCATTGTGCTGGACGTTATTAAAGGCGTCGGGAATATAATTGGCGGCATCATTAGCGGTATAAGCAGTTGGTTTGCTGGTGGAGGAAACGAAAAAGAGATGGAGAAAGAAATCTCTAAGCTCACAAAAGCAAACGAGAAACTTGCGCAGACAATAGAAGATTTGTCTAAGAACATCGGCAAGAAAGATAATACAAATAAGCAGTCGATAGAGTCATATAAAAAAGCAAAAGCCGCAGAAGATGAATGGGAGGCGAACCAGCGCAGGGCGATAGACGCGAGAGCAAGTGAGTGGACAAACAAAGGGTACGGCTTTCTGGGAATTGGCGGGAAAGGCTCATTCAATGCGCATTCTAAAAGTAGAGACTGGTGGGGTTGGAATGAGTTTAATAAGCGTCTTTCAGAATTAGGCTCAAAAGCAAAAGTTTTTAGTTCTACAGATATGTGGAAACTTTCTCCAAATGAAATGAAGACGTTGCAAGAAACTGCTGATACGGCGTGGCGCGAGTTCTTTGATAACGGAGGACATAAATCTCCTGAAGACCTTGTTAAGGAATATATAGAGCGTTCTGGAAAAAAAGAAGAACTTGTATCTGCGCTTAACGAGAAACTCACAGGGCAATCTTGGGACGGATTTATGGACTCTTATAAGTCTGTATTGAAAAATCTTGAAAGTACAACGGAGGATTTTGCTAACAACATTAACGAACTGATAAGCAATGCGTTGTTAGAAAGTTTTTCCAACGAGGAGTTAAAGCCGAAAATCAAAGAGCTATATGAATATATTGCTAAGGCTGCCGAAGATGGTCTCGACGATAGCGAAATCGCATACATAAGGAATAGAAATGATGAAATCGCTGCACTGGGATTGAAGAAGAGGAATGAACTTGAACAGGCTGGACTAATCAAAAAGAAAGACTCTGAACAGAATGCGTCAGCCAACGGTGTATCTTCTATCACCTTTGAGCAGGCAAGTAATATCATTGCGCTTACCACGGCAGGGAATATATCACGTGACCAAATAAAGGATATGATTTCCACCAAAATAAGCACTATTGATATAACCGTTCGAGGTATGCAATCTCTTATGGGAGAGCAACGAAATATAGCGGATGAAATCAGAACACACCAAGTTAACTCTTATATTGAGTTGCAGGGTATCCACGATGACACATCCGCAATGAACAAAACACTGAAAATGTTAAGTAGTGATGTTTCAGACATCAAGAAGAATATTAAAGACATGTAATTATGGCAGATTTACTAATAAACGGCAAAAACGCACTTACCGAGTGGGGCGTTCGTATGGGAGATAATTTCCTGGACACTATCAATAATTATTATCCTCTCAAAGAGTATATAACAAATAATGACAGATTAAAAGATGGCGTGCAGTATGCTAATGTCATACCGAAGGTAAATGAAAGGAACTTAACGCTTACTTTCACTATGGAAGGTGCAAGCGCATCCGACTTCACGGCAAAGAACAAAGCGTTTGTCAATGAAATGAGAAAGGGAGATGTATCTATACAAGTCCCAGATGATAGCCCCGATGTGTATCATCTTAAGTACACGGGTAAGAGCTGCACCTTTGCAAGGAATACGGAACGTACCTTTGCTAAGATAGGACTTGCTTTCATAGAGCCCAACCCAACTAATAGGACATAAAAAAGGGGGTAGCTTAACGGCTACCCTAACGCTTCTAATTCTTCATGCAAGGAACCGTAAAATCCATTCCTGAAGATCTACCATATAGAGGTATAAGAAAGCGTACACTTCCTTTTTTTTCTTTAATGTAAGAAACAATTTTCTTTACCTTTTTTGAAGAGAATTGGTTTTCCATCATTGTTGGTTCACTTTCGTTTACATGACCATCGATTTCTATTTTTTCTATGAAAGTTCCGTTATTATCATAAAAGCCAACGGTAAATGGGACGATATGAGTATTTCCAATATAGTCGAAAATATAGCCATGCGATATTAATCTGAATTTTTTATCCCTATGTGACCAAATAATAAATTCATTTCCTGCTTTATCTGAAAACGAATAGCTATCATAAGATTCTTTCTTAGTCATAGGGTCTGCGTCGTGGTGCACTATCTCCCAGTCTTGTGGATAAGCAGCATTAAAATAAAATGCGACTAAAATAAATAAAATAATCTTTTTCATTTTATCATAGTTCTTAGTTATACTTCGACAAAAGTATATAATATTCCCTAAATGTGCAAACTATTCTTTATTTTCTTTAATTTCCTGCACTATTTTTTCAAGTTCAGACAGACTATTTGCGTGATATGTTTTAATCCCAGATTTTATGAATGCAACAAAGTCTCCACTCCCTGCGACTTCCTCGGGTGAGACGAACAACTGCCACATTGGGACATCAAGCATACAAGCAATTTCTTCTGCTTTTTCGACAAGTAGCTTTCCAGCCACTTGGCGACTCAATGCCTGACGGCTAACATCCATCTTGTCGGCAAGTTCTTGAAGGGTCATACCCTTTTCTTTTAGTATTTCCTTTATTCTCATGTTGCAAAGATAGCTATTATATATATAATGTAAATAATACTATTTACTAAATAATGTTAACAACAATAATTTTATTGGCATTTTACTTGTATATGTAAATAGTATTATTTACTTTTGCATTGTGATTAAGAAACAAACATCAAACTATTAAACATAAAGATTATGAGTACTACATTAAAGAATGAGTTAAGCGAGTTAATGAAGAAGAGTTGGCAGTTGGTTAAGACATACGGCATCAGTCTATCAGAAGCAATGAAGAAAGTATGGACGCTCTTCAAGTTACGCAAGGCAATGAAGAAAGGTGTAGTTAAGTTCTACTTTGAGAAACTTTCAGGCGAGATTAGATGTGCTTGGGGTACGCTTAGAGAAGACTTGATACCTGCTACATCGGGCGACAATCGCAAGAAGAATGATAGCGTACAAGTATACTATGACCAAGAAAAAGCTGCTTTTCGCTGCTTTAAGATAGTAAACCTTATCAGAATAGCATAATATAAAAGGTATGAAGACATTAACGCTTATCATTAAGCAGTGTTTCTTTGACGAAATCATCAAAGGCACGAAAAAGCAAGAGTTTAGAGAAGTGAAGCCAATATAAGGTAATTTAGATTTTATCTTCGATAATATACCAATAAGCCACAATGTTTTAGTTGTGGCTTTTCTATTGCCCCCTACTCTACCATTTTATTATATGCTCGCTAACTTTGTACGTATGGTAATATACGACATCAACGGCAATAAGATAATAGATGCAACGCTTACAAGTGGGGCAGAGCATGAAGAAGAGTTAGGTAAATCTAACTTAGTACGTCTGTCATGGCAAAGCGAGTTAAAGGTTACTTTGCCTGCTGGTGCGTATATCATACCTTTTGATGATGGGTTAAAATATAGGTTGCTCAATGCCTATTCACCGAATGAAGATAACACGGCTTTCAAGTACACCCCTGAATTTAACCACCCGTTAATGTGGCTTTCACGTGTGCCGTTTCTCTACGATACTACAGATGCAGACAAGAACCCTATTAAGCAACAAGAATGGTCGTTTGAGGGGTTAACGACAAATGCACTTGAGTACGCATGCAAGGCTATTAATGAAGCGTTAGGGATAACAGAGAAAGCGCAGCAGTTCACTTATACCCTTTGCGGTAACGTTGATGCATCAGTTTCGTTTTCTGTGTCAGCAAATGATATACTTTCTGTATTGTCTGCTATTGCTCAGGGGTGTAAAAACAACTCATGCGAGTGGCATTTGTCCTGGGAACACAAAGCGTTATATTTCGGTCAGATAAGTATTAACCTCGGTGAAGAAGTACCTACATTAAAGGTGCATGATAACATACAGACGGCAAGCGTCAGCGGTAATAAGGAGAATTACTACAACTGCTTCTATCCTCAAGGCTCCACAAAGAACATGTCTACAAAGGCACTTGTTGGCAGTGGAAACGTTGCCACGCTTATAAGGTTGGGACTTAACAAGTCTACATATCCCGATGGATGTATATACATAGATACAGATGGCAATATTACCACAAAGGCAGCCTTTGACGCTTCAAATGCCATCAAACAGACATTGGCACTCTCCTTTGATGATATTTACCCCCATGTTGATTTGTACGTATATAATGTTCGTAAACATGTAAGGTATCTAAGGAACGAGCAGACAAAAGAAGTAGAACTTGATAACAAAGGTAATAAAAAGACATATACTATTTGGTACATGCGCCTTGCTTTCCCATCTACAACACAGATAGCAGGAAAGACCATTATCAACACGACACATGACAAAGACGATAGCGGAAATATCATCACGCACTATTGGTATGATTACGAGATAGACAAAGCAAAGCAAATCTTACAAGGATATACGCTAAAGGGTATATTCAAGGTCAACACCCATGCTCTAAGCAATGAATATGACGTTCTTGTACAAGCTTTGGTAGGTCAACCTAACGGGCAAGATGGATTTGAACTCCACTACCACGATATAAACAACCCCATAGAGCCAAAGCCAAACGAGGGAGATAGCGGAATATCTATATTAAAAGGCGATTACGAGATACTAAAATATCAAAGTGGGGATACCATCATTCCTACCAACGAAAGTGAAGGTCTTTATCCACGTGGCAAAGATAAGCCTGATTATACGTGTAACATGGTCGTACTGTTTAACATCGTTATGGGAGAATCTGAAACGAAACTCGCACAAGACGAATTAGCAGCACGCACCATCAAGGAGATAAACAGACGGACGCAAGACAACAACAACTATTCTTTTGCATCCAATGCGGTTGCATTTGCTTCTCATAACCCTAATTTATATATAGGTCAGAAAGTCACCTTTGATGACGGCTTTGGGTATAAACTGAAGACACGTGTCATAAAGTTGGTTACAAAGCTAGATTACCCGATTATTCAGGAGATAACCGTTGGCAATCAAGCCGTCAAGGGTACTATCTCGCAATTAAAGGAAGATGTAAACAACATCCTATCGGGTAATTTTAGCGGTGGCGGTCTGAACTCCACTCAAACAAGCGAGTTAGTAAAGAACTATGTTGACCCACGGTTTCTAAGAAAGAATATCCCTGACACCGCCCAAGAGTTAATAACATTCTTAAAGGGTATCACAGTAGGTGAGAATGGATATGGGTTTAGTGAACTCGGAGAAGTGCTTGCTAATGTTGTTAAAAGCAGTGACTTCCACGCAGGGCTATTGGACGGGGCAGGCTTTGGGATATACAAAGACG